GCACCCGGTCCTTCGCGAAGTTGATTATCTTCCGCTCGATGACGGGGCCCCGTACTTGCATTGTTAGGACATGATGGAAGATCTCATCCATCGCCTTTGCATCTGCGTTGCCTGCCCCGGCCTTGAAGATATCCGGCATCGCGGCTTCCGCTTCGGTCATCCAATTCATCGCTCTGTTAAAATCATCTCTGGTGAGCACCAGCAGATCGGACTTTTCAATTGCGGAGACCATGGACAGCTTGTACAAGTGCACTCGCCGGCGGGTACCGTAATGGATAAGCTTTGGGTGGGACACGACGGGAGGCTCACCCAGTTTACGCCATGTGTTGACGCAATCCCTGTACTCGGAGGTGACTGTGAACTGTCCCACCAAGCCGCTGATAGCTTTAAGATCGTGAATAAGATCAGAATTGAGATCGGTATCCACGCCCGGTGCGAAGTCATCTCCGATTGTTCTTTCATCGCTGAAGACCATTACTATCCGTGAGGTGAATCCTTGCTCCCATGCCGTCTCAGGCATGTAATGGAGAAGGTTGGAGGGAGTTGTGCCAACTATGAGATTGAGTTGGGGCCGTTTGATTTTGATCTTAAGATCATTCCCTCGGCGCCACTGGCCGTAGGCCTTGGGGTCATAGAACGCTGACATCGTCCCGATAGCACCTTCGTCGTAGGCTTTCATAAACGCCGAGAGTTCATCCGCGGTGATATACATTGAATTATATTCTATTGGACCATCCGGTTCCGGCAACATCGCGGTTCGTTTATAATGTGTCAGGGCGTCAATCATCGAAGCATCAGTCATTGAAGTTGGGGCAATCGGCGCCCCTTCCATAGTCATGTAGTAATCGCGGGCCCGGTAAATCGAGCGGGTCTTGCCTGTCCCAGGGTGCCCTATCAGAGCACAGTAGATATTAGCGTGGAGCTTATCCCCTCCCGAGACAACATAAACCCGCTGCTCCACAGCCGCGGCCAGCATAGAAATCGCCGACCACTTCCTGAAGATCTTAGGGCTTCCCAACGCGTCAGTGTTTTCTATGAAGCAATCGATCCATGACCGACACTTTCGGCTGGCGTCTCCGTTCATCATGGCCTTCGTAGTCTTTGAGGCCGTCGGGGTTCGTCTCAGCATTCCAATCACCTTTGTTCCACCCAGTTTTACAGTCATAGGGAATGCTTAGTGAACGGCCGTGCTGAAGGGGGAGTTCCTCCACCAGCATTTGTTGAAGCTGAGGTACGATGACATCTTCATCTTGTTCCTTATACATGAAAGTAAGAGCGTCGTGGTCTTGCATCATTATGAGACAAGGGCGCTGGCGCCAGATACGGAGCATGGCACGGTTTACTATATCGGCGAGGGAGCCTTGGGGGTTATATGCAATACCTTCTCGCTGAGTTGACGGATCGTTACGTCTACCGAAGAACCATCTCTTTCTTCCAGTAAGCGTAATAAGGTAACCAACCCGCTGGAGTTGATCGTTGGTCCATCCATGCCATCTAAGATGACCAGGAAAGGCATGGAAATACTTTGGTTGGAATCCGATAACGACCGGTTCGGGGAGGTTGGTTTGCATGGCGAGGGTTTCGGGCTGGCCTCCGTAGTTGCTTCCGTGGCCCAGCTTCTTACACATGAAGCGGTAACTGTAATGTCGATAGAACGGCTGCTCTGCGATATGCTTATCGTGCTTGAGATTTCCTGTCCATGGTAGCTTAGGCCAACAGATTCGAGCAACTGCTGTATGCACATCACCAGATTCGACGGCATCTAGATATCTCCAATCGTTGAAGAGGTTTCCTTCAATGGCTCCGACGCAGTAGGACTCTCCTGCCTTGGCGTCGAACTTTGCAAACTTCCATCCCCAATCTGAGATGAAAACGCTTCTAAGAGACTCCTCCACATTCTGTAAGTTGCCGCCAGTTCCAAATTCACTATAGCTTGAACTAAATCGTCCTGTGTTTGTGCCGGAGATGTTGTAGCTCGTTCGTATTCGTCCATCTGGGTCTACTCCAGTTCTAAGGAAATCTATCTTCTTTGCTAGTTCACGCATGGTGAGGAGATGGTTAACAATCGGCCTTGCAACAAGGAAGATCTGCATCTTCTCAAGGGCCTTGTGGTCGGTGGTAGGGCGACCTTGCTTGCGGATCACGGGGATCCCGAGATAGCCGAAGAAGAGCTTTTGCAGGTCGGGGTTGGAGCGCCAAGAGAAGGTTGGCATACCGACTCCATCGAGGACGATCTGTTCTAACTGCCCTTCAAGCTGGTCAATCTTGTCGGAGTAGAGGTCGATGACTTCCTGCCTTCGGCCCTGATCAACCAAGATACCCCGCAGTTGCATTTCAAGAACTGGCCCTTGTAACGCGCGACTGAACGCATATGTCGGATCGGTATGATCGTCCAATTGAGGGAGTAGCACATCCAGAATCTCCGCAGTAACGCAACAGTCGAGTCCGCAATAGGTGCTCTCTCTTTCGTCATGATTATGGAGATCCTCTGGTTCACATAGGTGGGTGTGGACTAATCTCATGCGTCACGCTTAATGGTTTTACTGTTGCGGTATTCAGTCTTCCAAGCATGGTGATCCGTATAGATGCTCCCTAAATACGCTAATCCTTTAAGGGACTCCGGTTGCAATGCGTGGTGAAGAAGCATGGTGTCATGGGAAGCTCCTTGCACCGCAATTCCCGTGGTTCTGAGGATGAACGGTATATCGTACATTCCGTTCTGGAACAGTTTAGGTACTTTTGGATCCTCAAGGATCTGACGTATAAGCTCCCAACATGATCGTTCAGTTCTCGCAGCCGGCCAATAGCTACCTGTCTTTGTGCGGGTGTCATGGAACGGAACCACGAGAGCAAGATCCGGTCTGGGGGCAAAGCCAATGCGTGTAATCTGATTTCCGCTTGTTTCAATATCGACCGAAAGTATCTTGCAGCCGCGGATATACCGCCGGATGAAGATCCGTATTTCGGCCAGAGTCGGGTCAATCCAGATTGTGCAAGGGGGGCGTTTGACATCAAAGGTGTCCTTTTCTTTCAGGATTTTACTTAAGTCGGCTACGGTTGTTGGTCGGAGTTCCCATTGTCGTACCACGGCGGAAGGATGATAAGTAAGTAGAAGCTTATAGCCTGCAACGCAATGAGTGCTAACGGCAGTAGTACCCCGTAGCTTAGTGATACCAGTCCGACCAGCCATAGCCCAAAGAGCGCTGTTGCCGAGGCAGACAATGAGATTTGGATCAGCCTGAAGTATCTCGTCACCAAGTCGGTCAAGTTCATGTTGGAACTCCTTCCTTACATATTTGGACTTTTGAAGAATGGGATACCCAGCGATGCCTTCGGCCTTTCCGCCGCAGAAGTAGAGGAGGTCGTTGCCGGGTGGATGCTGTTGGAAGACGTTGGTCCGATAGAGTTCGGGGTGAAGGTCCCATATCGCTGCAAGGGTCCATGGGTCCTTCGTTCTGTAATACTTGGAGAGGTAAGAGCGGTCTTCGGAAGTGAGTTCGATCACTCCTGCGTCGTTAAGCATCCGCAGCAACTCGGCTCCCGTATTGCCGACGAAGCCCTTGCCGATCTTCTTCTCATTCTCGCCTTGGGCTTCGCCGATGAGGAAGATGGGTTTCATCTCTGCCCCTGTAACCGCCGGATCTCATCATCGATATACCACTGGGCCTTCTTCAGATTCTCAATGGGATCCCCCTTGTCCTGATATCTCCAGATGTATTTGATAGCATTGCCTACGTTGAAGTTGAGGTGCCTAGTGACTTCAATACATTCAATACCGCTTGGATGGCGTCGGTAGTGAGAGGGATTGATCGGATCTTCGGGGGGCGAAGCACTGACGGGTTCCTCACCAGACATCGCTTGATCGTCTTCTCGCTGCGGTGCATCGCCATTGCTATGTAATACATCGATCGCCCTTCGACGTAGGCGCGGCGGCACAGGGCCCGATCCAGCGGCGTCATGTGTATCCGCGTCTGCGAGGGCTTTGACTCCATCTACCATCTCCTGCTGCATCTCGTTGGTGAGTTGGAAAGGTTTCATTTCGTCTCCATCGGTTCGAAGTTATCTGCGAAATACTTAGCAGCGACCAGCCACATGTCATCGTAGTTCTTCGGATTGCGTGCGATCATGTCGCCGGTCTTGGGTGAACCAGCAGCTTTGTCCGGTGCCGAAATGCTAACCCCGTACATGTCAAAGTCTGTGACCCAAGGGGTCATCTCTGCTATCTGAGTTCGGCGATATTGTTTGAATTCATACATCATTGCTTTGCTCCGTGAGGGGAAAGAAGAGGGAGAGGCATTTGCGCCCTCTCCCTCAGTTGGCCCAGGGTTAGGGGTCCCGGGCGGGAGGCCTCAGCAGAGCGACTGGAGGGAAACCCTGCTGAGGAACTGGTTAGTTGAAGCCGTCGATGAAACGACGTGCTTCTCTTTCGTCACCAGATTGAATTGCCACCATCCCGAGCATTGCTAGAGTTCCTGACTCCAGTCTTGTCTCAGGATGTTTGTTCATATCGGATAGCATTGATGTAACCGCGTTGACTACATCACCATGAGCAAGATACTCATGTGCTCGTTGTTTGCACCAAGTAAGATGTTCACTTCGTGTCATGGATCTCTCCTTAGCTTACGCGGGCGGTGGAACCAACCTTCGAAAACACCCGCTTGCCGTCATCCGACGCTTCATGCTTGATGTTGATGATGACCTCCGAGTTCGGCACATCGTCGAGGCCTTCAGCCAAGCTCTTGCCGGCCAAATCCACCCCGCAGTTGATGAGAAACTCCTTCAACATGTTGGCGGACTTGTCCGTGATGTAGAAGGTGTTGTCCACTTCCTGTCCCGAGATGGTTTCGCCATCGGCTTGGAACTCATTGATAGCATCCGGGTCCACATCGTCCAGAGCGGCGATGATCTTGTGTGTGAACTTGAGGAAGGGAGTTTTCTTCTTTGAAGATTCCCCCTGCTCCGGTAGCCCCACCACAATCGTGTGGTAGGACCCCATCGGCAGGGTCGGCATGGGTTTGATTTCTTCAGAAGGACGGTTCAGGATGTCTTGGAAATTAGCCATTTGATCACGCTTTCGTAAGGGGTTAGAAGGGGATTTTGTCGTCTTTAGCATAGGGATCTTTGTCGCAAGCGGTAGTTCTAGCTGGCCCTTGGTGGGGCCATTGCATCTCCTTTTCTTGCTCTTCCCGGAACTTACGGATTTCTTCTTGAAGCAATACCTCGATGGCCATGGAACATTCTCCGACTCCAGGGACACGAGATAACGCTTCAAGGGCGATGGATAGGTTCTTGATTCGGAGTGTGGCATCACTCACTAAACTCTCCTCTGCAATGTTACCGCCTTCGGTCTCACCTGTGTTGCGGCTGGCACAGGTGCTAGCACGGCTGGCTTGCCGCGTAGGGTTTGGAAGATCGTCGCTAGGCCGTCGTCTGCGGGAAGGGTCTTTGCTTCAACCTTAGCCGGCATGGCGAGATCTATCATTACGTCAGACTCAAGCTGAAGCGTGCGCTTCCCAGCGAGGTTCTTTAACCTGATATAAACAGGAAAGTACTGTGGGATCTTAGGTGAGAGCTTCTGCCCCACTCCTTGCGGGAAGATCTTCGAGGTCTTATCCGGCAACTCCATATACTGCCCGTGGCACACAACGATGACGTTGGTCTGGAAGGTCTTTGATGTAAGGTTCGAGAGAACCATCTCCACTGCATCCTGCGCCTGACCATAAATGGCCCGGCCATCCACCTCACCTGACTTCCCTGCCTTTGCTATGGATTGATGAAAGTCATAAGCCGCATCGCACAGCCGCGACAGGGAGTCGACGACAAGGATACAATCCGATCCCCACTCCTTGGGCTTCCCTAGATCGATGTCGTCATACTTCCAGTTATCCAACATCTTCATGGCGTTCACAAAGGCCTTCGCGGCACCATCGAGGACCATGCCGGTTGGCCCGGCTTTGTAGTCGTCCCGTAAGGTACGGAACTCCACGCTGTCGAGTTGCTTAGGACATTCCACAAGGAGCTTTTCCTTAAGCGAATCGAGGAGGTTGTCGAAATCCAAGATACGGAGCTTATACCCGGCGCGAACCAGAGACCAAAGCGCGGTGGTCTTGCCGCTCTTCGAGTCACCAAGGAACAAAACCTTGGTGAATTGATTGGATTGATGATCAGCTAAGCTTGGCATGAATTAGTCCTCATAATAAGAGATACGATCTAGGTGATCGATGGCGTATATGATTCGTTTGCGCTCCGTTTCTTTGATCTCTCTTATCTCAAGTTCGGTGTAGAGACTAATCGGTCCACCATCCCAATCCATATCCAATCGGGCCCACATGGCCCCGTCAATTTCCTTCAG